GTATACAAAAATGACGCAAATTTGGGGTCCTGTGGGGTCCCCCCGAATTTGCGTCATTTTCAACGAAATTTTCAACAATTTTACAGAAAATATTTTCAACGAAATTTTCAACAATTTTACAGAAAATATTTTCAACAATTTTAAATATTTTTTTAACGATTTTTCCTAAATTTGGAGTTTTCCTAAATTTTTATTATTTTTTTATTCCCACCTCAAAAAAAAAATTGAATTGAAATATTATTTATTATATTAGCACAACTATAGCAAAATGGAACACATCAACGATAAATTTATGATGAATGAATGTAATTTATTAACACGAAAAATGTTAGAAGCAGGTATGGATATTAATAGAGTATGTCTTATTATAAAGGAATATCAAACAAAATATATATTTATTAAAGAAAATGATTTTGAATTATCACAGCGTTTTACAGCAGAAATGTGGTGGAAAACAAGAAAGTAATAAACCCTCTCCATCTCACAAATTATAACTTCTAAATTCTCTTTATTTTATTATCAATTTTTTCTATTATCTTTTTGTGAGTGTTTTTTATTTTATTTAACTTAATTATCATTTCTTTTTTTTTGTTTCTAACAGCATTTATGCTACTGATTTTATTATCGTTGTTTCTAAGTGGTTTAATATTTTTAGGCATATATATATGATAGTAATAAAAATAATATTAATTAGTTAGATTAAAAAAAAAATTGAATTGAAATATTATTATTATATATATTAATAAATGGGTAAATCATCTTCTATCGCATCACAAATGAAACGGTCTATTGAGGCGGGTGAAGATTGGGATAAACTTGAAAAAATTAAATACATTTGTCCTATTGCTGGTGAAAAATGTTATAAATCAAAAAAAGCATACGAACTTGGTTTAAAATTACACGAAAGAAAATGTGAAGTATGTAGAACTAATTATTTAGTTAATAGAAGACAAACATTTAACCAAAGTAATATTTCAGGAAGTAATCTTAATAAATATGGAAAAGAGAAAACGTTTATTAATTAACCCATTCTCTCTCCATTTCACTGATTATTACTTCTAAATGTTCTTTCATATGTTTCAATTTCTCTAAATGTGGTTGTTCGCATAAAATAATAACATTTTCAGGTGTAAAATCTGTATCATTTTCATTTCTAAATTTTATATTTTTAAAGTCTGTTTGATAGAATGTTTTGGCAAATAATTGCTGTATTTTTTTTCTATTTTTTATGTCTGCTTTATATTGGTATAATTCTATAACTTTATTCATTATATAAAGAATATATTTTATTTTTAAGAAAGAAACGCCCCCGTCAAAAAAGTTTTTCTTTCTAAAATTTAATTTTCCGTTCAAATAAATTAATAGTTGATATTTCCATATTGTTCTTAAAATCAAACGATATTTTTTTACCATCACAACATAAATCAAATGTTATTTCTTCGCCATTATACATTTTTTCATATACATCATATACATTTATATTATTTTTATAAGCGTAATGTTTAATAGCATCACCACTAACACCTTTTAATCTTATATGATAATCATATACACCTTTCTCATCGCCTTCTAAAACATCTACATAACATTTTTTCCCTAAAAATATACTCTTAACTGATTTTAAATCACCTTTTAATTTATTACTACTAAAATCCACGTGAAATTGACACATATTTTTACCAATTAGTTCTTTACCATAAACCTCTCTATATTTATCTGCTAATGGTTTTACATCTTCGCTATGAATATGCATACTATCCGTATCTTGATAATATATAGATAAGTCATTATCTTCTGCTAAACACATAACTTCATTCATAATCCTTTTAGACATAGATAAGACTTCTATTCCACAAATACAATTGTTATAATGGTCGTTAATTGTTTTATATTGTTTAATCTTAATATCTACACCATTTGGTAATTCTTCATATTCTTTAATATAATCAAAATATTTACTAACATATTCTTCTTCTTTATCTTTTGTAATATATTTTGTTTCATTTTCAATAGGTTTCAATAATGTTTTACCATAAGCACTATTCATTAATAATTTATACACATTTTGAATAGGATTGTTTAATTTCTTTTGTTTTACTCGTTCGTTAAATAAATCCCTTATTACTTCTACTACTTTTGGATTTCTACCCTCGTCATAGTAATAACCTTTAATAATTTCAAATTTTATTTTATGAAATTTAATTAAGTCTTCTAATGAGATTTTATCAACATATATAATTCTATCAACCATATCATTAGTAAAATTTCTAATACCTTCATCGGTTTTAAAACTCATTAATGGAAATTTATAATGTTTATTTACTTCTTTAATTTTTATTTCAATAAAATAACCATCTACGCTCTGTAAAAAATTATAACTTAAATTATTTAATACTTTCGGTAATCCTTTACAATATCCACCTAATCTTTCCATAGCACTTGGGTATAACGATACAGCATCAAAATCATCTAAATTTCTATTTACTTTATGTTTTATATTTTCAGCACACATAGTTCTTCCTCCAACCATACATTTTTGTATAAATTCTCGTGCTATACCATTAACTTTAAACACCCCTTCATATACACCTTGTTTTAACATATGAGTATCTGCTACACTTGCTAATGATATATAATTATTAATATTTAATCCTGTAATGATTTTAATATATTGTTTAAATTTATTATAACCTTTTGATAATACTTCACAATCCATTTTACAATATTTAGAACTATATTCTAATATATCAACGTTATTATTATTAATACAATTCCATCTTTTACAATTATATAAAAATTTATTTATAAATTCTTGTTGTTCTAATTCATCAATATCTCTACCAATATTATTATAATCAAATTGTTTTTTACAACAATCAATACATTCATCAATAGATATAAATTTCTTTTTTACATTTTCACTTGAATATAAGTTATAAGGCATTATTTCTTTTTCTTGTTCCATACCAAAAAGTTTATTAAAATTTCTTAATGGTTCAGGAATAAGAGCATAACTATCTTGAATTTCTATTTTAATGTATTGTCCTTTTTTATAGTAAAATTTAAAATAACCTCGTAATAAGAACTTACCTCGCTCAATCATTCCTGAATTATCAATCTTTAAGCAATTCATAATAAATCTAACATCATACCCTGCGTTATGTGCTATTAATCTAATATCATTTCCTTTATATTTTTCAACTAATTTATGGAGCATTTTATAACCACTATCTTCTCCGTAAAATGTTTCTTCTAAAACATCACAACAACAAAGATAAGGTTTATGTTTTTCTCCATCTGTGGTTGTTTCAAAATCAAAGAATACATTAAAGAATTTATCCTCTTTCTTTTCTTTATATTCATTTGGTTTAGCATCATAATACTCTAACGAAGTAATGGGGAATTCTTGGTCGTAATAAATGGTTTTATCTAATTCTACTCTATCAGTAATAGGGGTTAATAATGTATCTTTATTTTCCATTAAAATTTTTACAACTTCATAAGAGGTAATATATCTTTTTTCTTTTTTATTATTTTCATTCCTAATTTTATACCATTCGTTAATATGTTTAATTTTATCATAATTTTTTAAAGCGTATGAATTAACTTCAACTTCATCAATATAAAAGTAATGATTGTCTATTAAACCTAATTTAATTTCAGGTAATGTTTTATCTCCATAATGTCTTAAATTTTTATTACTTTCTAAACTTTTAATAGTAATATGTAATCCCAGTTTTTCAGCAACTTCTTTAATCTTTTTTTGTGGAATATCTCTACACTTCATCATAACTTTTACTTGTTCTATAATACTATCTTCAACATCAGCACAAATTAAAGACTGAATAAAACAATTAACTTTAACTTTTTCAGCAGTAAATTCATTAAATATTTGGTATTTATCTAAATCTAAATCCGTTTTATGAGTATGTTTAAAGAACGAACCATCTATAAGAGTTTTATTAGATTGTTTAACTTTTGTAAATGTAAATGTCTTATCTAATCTTAAAAAATTATTGATAACATCGTCATCACTATTGGAATAACTATCATCTGTATTATCGCTATTAATACCATCTATAATTGATTTGATATTTTTTTGATTTAATGTATATTTTTTATTATCAAAATCTAATAAATATTTACCTTTATTTAACTGCTTTAAAGAACCAATTAATACATCTTTATCAGTAAATTTATATGTTAATTTATTTTTTTTATTTTTTGTAAAATTTTTAAATTTAGTTATTTCTTTACGCTTATTTTTTGTTATATTATTTTTTTCTTCAATTTCGTTATTGTAAATGGTACCAAAATATTCAAACGCTCGTTTTTCTTGTGTTTCTTTCCGCTTTCCTAAATCAATTCCTTGTTTTTCTGCTTCTTTTATTAATCCTTTCGTTGATTTTACACCAACCGCATTTTTTATTTTAGTCTTACTTAAAGCAGATATTGTATCAAGGTTCAGTTTTCTTTCCATATATATAGATTTAGATAATCGTTTATTCAATTTTACATTTTCCATTTTATAGTATAGTAAGAAAAAAAAAATATCTTTAAGTCCTTTTTTTTAATTTATTATTTTTTGCTAAAGTTTTTGATAATTACAAATAATATTAATTAAACCAAAAAATAATCTGTGTCTATTTTTCTAAATAATTTACAAGTTTTAAAATATTCTTTGTGATTATCATAATATCGTTTCTGTTTTATACGGCAACATTCATTATATTTTTCTTTATTATTTTTCATATATTTATATATTGATTGTTTCTTTTGGGCGTATGACTGAAAACCCATTTTATATATATAAATAATATTATTTCTAAATCAATTTTTTATTTATTATTCTCCTTCAAAAGGGCGAAAATTTCCGTTCCTTATTTGTAGGTTTGGCATTCTTTTATCAATAAATCCTTCCGCATTCGCTATGATGTTATAAAAATTAGATGGAAAACCTTTAAACTTTTCTCTATAATAATCTTCGCTATATAGTTCTTTATAATTATATGGTGCTAATAGTTTTTCATTTAGTTTATTTATATTTTCTTGTTTATCATATTGAAATAGTTTAGCAAATTTTAGTAATTCGTCTTCGTTAAATGCTTTCGGTTCGCCTTCGCTTATAATTTCAAATGTTTGTGTGGATTTTTCCATATATATTTCCTAAATATTATAATATTTTAATTATTAATAATTTAGGAAAATTAATATATTAGGAGAATATATATGGGTGATTATTCCAGTGATAGTAGTGAAGAGGAAAATTTAGAACAAACTAAAAATATTAGAAGTAAAAAGGAGACAAAAAAAAAAGAAGAAGTTAAAGAAGAAGTTGTTGAAGAAGTTAAAGAAAATCCAAAGCGTTTAAATAAGGATGGAAAACCAAGAAAACCTTTAAGCGATAAACAAAAAGAAGCATTAGCGAAAGGACGCTTAGCATCCCATCAAAGGAGACAAAAAAGAGAAGCAAAGGAAGAAGAAATAGTAAAGCATAATGAAGCGGTTAGTGCTATTAATAATACCAAATATAACAAAAATCAAAAAACAAAACAACACATAGAAAAGGCAGTAAAAAAAATTGTAGCAGAACAACAAGAAGAAGAAGAAGAAGAAGAAATAATAATAAAAAAGAAGAAACCGAAAAAGAAAGTAATTATAGTAGAAGAAAGTAGTGAAAGTGAAGAAGAAGAAATCTTGTATAAAAAAAAGAAAAAGAAACCTAAACCAGTTGAAATACCTGTTAAAGAAGAAGCGACTTCGTCGCCAGTTCCACGAGTAAAAGAAGAAGTTAAACCACCGACAATAAGATTTATGAAAAGATAAAATTGATTTACAATTATATTATTATTATTAGTAATGAGTAATAAAGAAAAAAGGAAAGAATATGATAAAGAATATAGAGAAAAAAATAAAGAACAAATAAAAGAAAAAAATAAAGAATATAGAGAAAAAAATAAAGAACAAATAAAAGAAAAAAGGAAAGAATATTATGAAAAAAATAAAGAAATAATAAAAGAGAAGAAAACTAAAAAATATGATTGTGAATGTGGTGGTAAATATACTTATAATCATAAACAACGACATTTTAAATCAATAAAACATATTGCTTGGTTTATGGAACAAGTAGATTAAAAAAATATATATTAATAGTATAATGAATATTACGGAAATTGAAAATAAAGATTTACACATATCACCTGCGAAAATGAATTTAGATAATAGATTGGATACTGATAAGGACCCACTCCCAAGTCCTTTACCTAATACAAGTTTTTCATTTGCTATTGTAGGTTCCAGCGGTTCAGGAAAGACCTCATTAATGAGTTCAATAATAACATCAAAAAAGAAAAATGGAAAACGTCAATCATATATAAAACTATTTAGTAAAATATGTATATGCTCCCCTACTCTCGCATCATTTAAGTCTAATATTTGGGGTAAAATAAAATCTAAATATGAAAAGTTTGATTTACAATTTCTACACGAATTAGAGGAGATTTCGCAGGAACATTGGGAAGATGGGAAGCAAACATTAGCAATATTAGATGACATTGGCGCTACATTGAAAAAGGATAAGAAGACAGAAATGAAACTTGTTAGTATGCTACAAAACAGAAGACATATAGGTTTATCAGTAATTATTTTAGTTCAAAAATGGAAAGACTTACCTTCAGGAGTAAGGAATAATTTAACTAATGTAGCAATCTTTAGACCTAAAAATAATATGGAGAAAGAAGCAGTATTTGGCGAACTTTTGCCTATGAAAAAACAATTATGGGATAATATATATGATTATGTCTATGATGATAGTGATAAATATAATTTTTTATTCGTTGATATGTCCTTGAAAGTTAGTCCAACTTATAGATATTATAAGAAATTTAACCAATTAATTTTTGATTAAATATTAAGATTATATATAATGCCCTCAGTTAAGAAAGGAAATTTACAACATATACATATACATATTCACACGGAAAAATCTAAACCAAAACCAAAATCTAAACCAAAATCAAAGAATTTAAGAGATAAGAGTAATTTTAGAAATAGACGAGGAAAGAAGGGTTTATCTCACCAAGATATAGGAAGTCATATACCCTTTAATGCTATTAGTAATCCTCTCGCCGTTCAATTAAATACTTTAGAAAATATGAGATTACAATTATTACCAACAGCAGGACACGATATTGGTGAATATTTTGGAGCAAGAAGTGCCTTTGGTTTATCTCACCCTATTCAACAACAAATAAATAGAA